CGGCTCGCATTCTCGGCGCCGGGATGGACCCAGCAGAACGCCACGCCGGCCAGCACGACAAGGCAGTGCGTGCCGATCACGCCGGCGACCAGGTAGAAACTTGCCCGCACCGGATCGAAGCCGCGCGGCGGCCGCGGCGGCCGGTCGCTCATGCGTACCGCTGCGCCGTGATCCACGATTGGTTGACCATGTGGCCGTCGGCCAGCGCCGCCGGCTTGGCGCCCTGCAGCACGATCGCCGACGGCGCCGCCAGGGTCACGATCGCCGACCCGCTGCCCCAGGCGTTTTCCCCCGGCCTGGTCGACATGACTGGCACCGTCGAGGGCACGGCGGCGCCGACCAGGACGCGCGCGCCGAAAAATTGCGGGTTGGGATCGCTCACGAAATAGAAGGCGAAACCAAAGTGTATCAACCACTTTTGCCCGGCCGTGCCGATCGTGCCGAGCGTGATCGCGGTTCCCCAGGCGCCGGCGGCCGGCAGGTTGAAATCAGTCGCCAGCACGCCTTGCCGCACGTCGCCGACCGGGTCGAGATAGGGCAACGCGCTGTAGACGTTGACGCCGTCGCCGACTTTCTGGCGCCAGGTCATCGGCGAAATCAGCTCCAGCGCGACCTCTCCGTTGCCGATGATGATATCATTCGCCAGCCACTCGGCCGTCGTGCCGATGAGCTGCCGCATACGAGCGAACGTGTCGACCATGGTGGCGCGCTCCTAGAACGGGTCGCTTGTGATGTAGGACAGCGACAGGTCGAAACGGCCCGTGGTCGCGCCGCCGCTCGCCGACAGCGCCGCGCTCGCCGTGTCGACGCCGCCGGCGAGATTGTATGTCCCGGTGCCGCCGGTGCCGGTCCCCAGGCTGGCGATCGTGCCGACGATGGCGCCGGCCGCCGTGCTGATCACCTGGCCAACGGCCAGCGTGCCGTTGGTCACGGCCGAAACCGTCATGACGCCGGCGGCAATCGCGGCCGTCACCAGCGCCGAGCCCGACACGGCGCCGGCGTTCAGCGCCGCGTCGCCGCCGGTCAGGCCGCGCCGGAACAGCGTCAGCATGTTGCTCGCGGCCAACAGCTTTGCTTCCAGCAATTCGTTCGCGGCGACTGTCACGCCAGGCACGAATCCCGGCGTGACGGCCGACCCGGTGATAGATGAGCGCGCGACCCATGGCAGCGGCCCGATCGTCAAGGCGCCGGTGCTCAGGAGTTGCGACAGCGAAAGCCGGATCAACACGTGGCACATGTCGCCCCAGCGCCGGCCGATCGCCTGGCGCGTCGAGTAGGTGTTGGCGCCGGCGATCGTGGCGCCGACCAGCGCCACCGTGGTTGAAAAGTCGACGGCCAACATGCCGTCGAGAATGTATTTCGTCGGAGCCACGATTCCGGGATCGTCCTTGACCGTGCTGGCGTCGGTCCCGGATTGCAGAAGCGCGTTGATGGCGTCGACCACCACGCCGCCGCCGCGCGCGTCGATGTTGGCGATCCGCAAAAGCCCTTTCAGCGTCGGCCGGATGATCCGGTTGCCGTAGTGGCCCTTGCGATGGCCGCCGATATACAGGCCGTAAGCCGTCGCCGCGCCACTGACAGGCCGCGCGACCACGTTGGGATCGTAGAAGCTGCAATTGCTGCCTTCGGTCTTGAACACCAATACGGGATCGGTCGGCGCCGGCCGCTCGACGTCCATCGCCGGGCGCGTGAACACGCAATCGTCCGGCATGTAAAGGTCGCTGAACTTGTCCGATCGGAACGTGACCAGGCTGCCTGCCGGCAGCGCGGCGCGCAGCGTGCGCGTGAGCGGAATCGCGGTGCCGGTCAGGCCGGCCGCCGCAATCCGCGTCAGGTGGCGGAACGCGGCGCCTTCCTGGCACCACCAGGCCGCCGTTTCCAGGCCGGCCGTCGACGCGACGGCCAGCACGTTTGCGCCGGCCGCGGCGTCGGCCGTCGTGGTCACGATGATTTCGCGATAGAAGCCGGCCCACGTTCCGACCGGCACGGCGCGCAGGAAATTGGCGTTGAGCGTGACAGTCGTCACGCCGGCCGCGTCGATCGCCGACAAGACTCGCGAGCCCGCCGGCAGCCAGAACGGCAGCATCCGCGCCAGCCAGCCGGCGCCGATGCCGACGGGAAACGTCGCCGTCTCAAACGTGATGGTCGCCGCACCGGCCGCGCCGCCGCCGGTCGACAGCGCGAAGCGCGACAGCACGCGATTGGCGCTGGCGCGCGAGGAAATGCCGAACGTGTCGGCCTCGCCGGCGACGGCGTTGCCGGTGATCCGGTCGAACACGGCGCGCTGGCTGCCGAGGTTGGCGACCAGTGTCGACGACGACGAATTGGTGGTCAGCCAGATTGTCACGGTGCTGCCTGAGTCGGCTTCCGTATGGCCCTCGATCCGCACGTGAGTCGCGTCGATGATTTCGACGACTTCGCACGGCCGCGGGAGACCATAGGTGGCGCTGGCCAGGAACAGGCCGACCTCCACTTGCGCCGTGCTGTTCAGCGTGACCACGTCGGCCGCCGTGGCCCATGAGCCCGACAGGGTCGCGAACGGCGTGGCCAGGTTGCGGCCGTTGACGTTGCGGAAGGTCGAGTCGTCACAGTCGGCCGCGATGATGCCGCCAAACGCGCCGTCGATGTCGAGCCCGTCGACCAGCAGGTTTTGATGGAATTCGAATTTCATCGAATGCGACCAGACGTTGTTGACGTCCGAACCGCCGCGCACCTTGCAGTTTCGATTCGGATAGTTGAGCCCGTCGGTCGAATTGAAATAGACCATATGCGGCGGTGAGTTTTGAACAAGCGTCGTGCCTTCGTTGACCGGGTCGACGATTTCGCAGCCGATATGGTTGGACAGCATCATGGGCATGTCGCAGCCGGCAAAGCGCGGGAACAGAATCCGCAGGCCGACCATGTAGCCGACGTCGCCATTGGTATCGTTTTGCAGGCCTGGCGCCCAGGCGATCGGCGCGCGCGCCTTGCCGTCGCCCGGCGCGCCATAGCTGCCGTCGGCGCACCAGTCATAGGCCAGGCCGGGCGCCGGAACGGCGTTGCTCGCGACATAGGAGCCGCGCGCGTGAATTCCGACGTTGAAGTTTTCGGCGTAGGCATTTTCGATCGTGAGAAAGTCGGCGTTGATCGCGATGATTCCGGCGTTGCGATCACGGAACGGGCAGCGCGCAAAGCCGCCCTGATTGTAAGGGTAGCCGTTCCACGGTGTGACGCCGCCGTTGCGCTTGATGCGCGAGCCCGCCGGGTTGCCGCCGATCGCCGGCGTGGCATAGGCGCCGATCAGGCGCGGGTTGACCACCAGGAGCCCGTAGCCCTGCACCAGCAGCCCCGCCAGGTCATCGCGGGTCACGCGCAGGATGGCGCCTGGCTGGAATAGGACGCTCGTCTTGACGCTCAATTCTCCGAACGTCGTGAAGGTGCCGGCCGGGAATATCAGCGGCTGGCGCCGCGCCTCGGCGTCGTCGGCCGCCTCTTGCAGCCACGGCAGAACGTCGTCGATCGACGTGCCGGCCTCGATGTCCTCCCACAGGTCGCGCGGAATTTTGTCGAACACGTTGACGCCGGCGGGCGGGACGCGGTCGAGCACGCGCGCGGCGACCTGGCCGACCGTGAGGCGGCGCGACGCGGCGCCCTGGCTGGTTTCCAACAGGTCGGCGTCGTTGGCCTGGTCGGCCGCCGGCAGTTGGGAGATTTTCTTGCGGACCACCATTGACTCGCCCTCCCTAGACGCTGGCGCCGATCGCCGCGCCCCATGCCTGAATGTTGTTGTATTGCGCAAGCTCCTGCCCGGCCGACAGCGCGCCGCCGACACACACGAAGCCGGGCGAGCCCGGCCGGAAGCTGTCGGCCGTGCCGCTGTTGTTGCGCGCACAAAAATAGATGGCGACGTTTGCCAGGCTGGCGCCGGCCGTGGTCGACGTGACGGCCGGCGTGGCGAGCCCGTTTTTGTAGAACGCCCAGGCCGGCCCGGCGCTTCGCACAATCGAAATCAGGCCGCGGCTGTCGGTCAAGGCGCCGCCAACGATCAGCCCCGAATTCGCCGTGCCGCGGAACGTGTTGGACGCCACGCGAACGTCGTTGCGCAGGTTTCCGGCGGCGCTGTTGGCGGCATAGGAGCCGCCGACGGCGTTCGTTCTCTCATAGACCGCGAGCCGCTGGCTGTTGAGCGCCATGGCGACGGCGTGAGTCGACGGGACGAAGCCGGAGTTTAGATATTGAGTCGTGCCGTTGAACGTGTAGCCACGGTCTGCCGTGAAGGTCGGCGCGCCGACGGCCGTCGCCAGCCGGCGTTGCTTCAGCGACACGCGCGCTTGAACGGCGTTTTCGCCCCACAGCGGCCAGTAGTCATCCGTCAAAGCCCACGCGCCGGCCGCCGTCTCGGCGTCGATGAAGGCTTGTACGATGGCCAGGCGCGCCGCGCTCACGGTGCCGCCGTTCGCCTCGACAATCGTTCGCCAGCGCATCGCCTCGGTATAGGGCGCCGACGGCGCCTCGGCCGTGCCGGCGATCACCAGGCTTGCCGACGGTTCGCCGACGTCGCCGGCGATCACCGCGTTTGCGTTGCTCGGCGCCGGCGCCGTGCCGCCGATGATCCAGTTATAGGCCGGCGCGATCGGCGGCAGTGAGTCGGTGCGCGGGTCGATTTCGGCCTGCACCTTGACGCGGACCCAGCCGTGAAAAATGTTGCTGATCTGCAGATTCGACGTGAAGCGAATCGAGTGCGGCGACGCGATGGCGCCGGCCTGGCCGCTGTACATGCTCTCCAGCATGTCGATCACAAAAAAATCGTAGCCGTAGTTATTGGCCCACGGTTGCCAGTCGCCGAGCTGTTGCACCGTCATGATGAATTCCAGCGCGACCAGCGTCGGCATGGTGCGATAGAGCCGCCGCTGGCGCGCGTTGCCGCCTTCCATCGCAGTCCGCAACACGCCCATGTCGACGTCGAGCTGGTAGGGCACGACTTGAACGCACGGGAAGTTTTCAGGGTAGAGCGTGGCCATGATCACGGCACCGGCGCAGCGAGGAAGGTGAGAGTCGACTCGTAGACGGCCGGGTCATAGACCAGGCCGGAAATGCCGACCGTGACGCCGCCTTTGTGCGCCAGGTTGGTCAACGTAAAATCTTTCACGACGCGATCGGCCGCGCCGAACGTCCAGTGCGTGCCCTCCTGCCGCTCGCCCAGGTGCCAGGCGCCGCCGCTCGCCCACGGGTCGGCGAGCAACAGAGCCCAGTTGTCGCCGGCCGGCAGCGGGTCGGCGCGCACCATGACGGATGCGCCCGAGTCCTGGTCGCGAAACATCATCCAGGCGTCGGCGCCTAGAAGGTCGGACCATGGCAAGTCGCGATCGACAAGGATCGTGAGCCCGTCCGGCTCGACGCCGACGACGAAGCCGGACGCGCCCCAGCGTGGGAGCTGGTGCGCCACGGCGACGCGCTCGCCAGGGTAGGGAATCAGCCCCTCCAGCTCGGTCGAGAATTCGACCAGGCGGCGCAGCTTCTGCCGTCGCTGCCACTGCAGGCGGGCATATTCGCCGGCGTGCGTGGCGTCGCTGCAGCCGAACAGGTTGACGCGCTCGGGCGCCAGGCTGGCGAGCGGCCACCGGACATAGGCCGGCGACCAGGTCGCGCCGTCGACGAATTCCACTTCGATGCCGTCGGGCGCGCCGGTCGGCTCGAAAGAGTAGGAAAGCTGAAAGGTCGAGCGGACCATGTTTTGCTCGCTGAACAGCATCGACCGCACGGCGCGCACGCCGTCTTGCACGATCGACATGGATTTGCCGATCGGCAGCGGCGCCGCCGCGACCACCTGGCAGGCTTGCGACAGCGCGTCCCAAACCGTCCCGCGTTGGGTGTACGCCGCGTTGAATCGGTACTCGCCCCAATAGTCGCGCAGCGCCGCGATATAGCTCCAGTCCACCTCGCCGATCGGCCGGCGCGCGCCGTAGGTTTGATTGACGTACATGTCTATGAAGGCGTCGGCCGGCGACGCGGTCGGCACCAGGACGCCGCCGGTTCCCATCGGCTCCAGCTTGCGCGTGAGCTGCACGCGCACCAGCCGCTCGCTGGTCGACGACACTTGCTCGGCCTTGAGCCGCACCATCAACAGCGTCGTGTTGCCGTAGGCCGGCGTCCCGGTCGGCTCGCGGCAGTCGAGCATGAGCCCGCGCCAATAGAATTCGTTCTGTTCGTCGCCGCTCGGATATTGCGCCGTGTTGCGGACCATCGTGCAACGCCAGCTCGCCTCATAGCCGCAGTCGAAAACATAGGTCATCCGCAGCGGGTCGATTGAGCCGTTGGTCTGCCCCTGGTTGAACGCCTGCGCGGTGCCGGGAACTTCGTTGCCGTCGGCGTCGGCCTCGGTCACGAACAAGGTGAAGTCGACCGACGTCGAGACAGGCGAGCCCCAGGCCGGCATTTGAAACAGCCCGCGCGGCCACTCGACGTTGACCACGATATAGCGGCCGATGCTCACGCCGGCGCGGCCGACGCGATACCAGCCCGACTCGTCGGCCGCGTTGGTGAACCGCTGTTCGCCGACTTCCTGGCTCGACCACATGTTTTCGTAAAACTCGATTCCCCAGCCGGCCGCGGTGCCGATGTCGCGCAGGTGGCCGAACTCGCCCAGGTGCATTGCCGGCGTGACCACGATGTAGTCGGCGCCGTCGTTGCCGATGCCGTCGGCGTCGCTCTCGCCTATCAGCACCTGGTGAATCTCGAATTCGCCCTGGCCCAGGCACATGAGCATATCCAGGTACATGTCCCGGCCGTCGTGAAAGCGCCGGTAGGGTTGCGAGCAAAGGTCCGGCGTCATGAGCACGTCGCCGTAAATGACCGGCACCGGCTCGCCCAGGCGCGCCGAATTCTGGCGCGAGCGCACGTCATAGACCGGGTTGGCCTTGCCGGGTCCGTCCGGCGTCGCCGACTCCGGTGGCTTCGCTTTGGGGAACAGCAGCGAAAGGCCGATCGACACGGCGGCCGAAATAACAGCCGTGATCACGGCGGTAATGATGATCGTTTCCAGGCCGGCCGGCGCCAGCGCGACCACGGCCACGTCGCCCTCGACCAGCGGCCAATCCAGGTCGGCCACCTCATGCTCGATGCCGTTGACGAAAAAGCGCACCGGCGCGCCGCAGCCCGTAGGGTAGTGCTCCTGCAGCCAATCCCACGCCGTCACGCCGGCGCCGAGCTGGTATCGCTCGCGGTCGCGCAGCGACAACGGATTGCGGATGTAGACCAGGTCAGCCACCGGCGCGCCCCTCGTAGGCCGACAGGATCGCAACCGGGTTGTCCGGCGGGGTGTCCCGTGCCTCGCACGCCGTCCAGCGCCACCAGGTCGCGCCAGGGTAATTGCGATCGAAGCGCGACAGCGGCTCGTAGACCGTGCCGGCGGATTTTTCGGCGCAGTGCAGCACGCCGGCGCCCAGCACGACGCCGACGTGATGCGGCAGGCGATGGCGCGCCACCAGCGCGATCGACCAGTGTTCGGGATGCTCGACGCGCACGGCCAGCTCTGCGGCCTGCGCCTCGGCCCACGCGCCGCCGAACGCGCGCGCCTGCGCCGCCAGGTCATAGGGTGCGCCGCGCCGCCAGTCCGGCAGCGTGACGCCGCGTTGCTCGCGGAACACGGCCAGCACGACGCCCCAGCAATCCCAGCCATCGCGGTCGCGGCCGTTGACCAGGTAGGGCACGCCGACGAAGTCGTTGACCCAGGCGAGAGTCTCGGGTGCCGGTGCGCTCATTAGTGCAACGGCGCGCCAAAGACTTGCCAGCCGACCAGCGCGAACAGCAGGAACGGGATAAGCGCGACTCCGAAAATCGCGACTCCTCCAATCCATGCGAAATGCCACGCCAGGCCGATCACCAGCCAAATCAGCATCAAAACCCAAAACGCGAGTCCCTTGCTCATGGTCGCCTCCCTTACCTGTTCAAGCCGGGGAACGAGTCGACGCGATAGACCTCGCTCGGGAACGGACGGTTGAGCACGTCGGCGCGCGTCGCCGTGCCCGTTACGCTCGCCATGCCGACCACGATCGACGGCAGCGCCAGCACCAGCGGCGGGTCGTTTTGCGGCAGGCTATTGGCGATGTCTAAAAAGACTCGATAGGTCACGGTGATGTTGACGGACGGGTCGGCCGCGGCCGCCTCGATGGCGTCCATGATTTCGCGGCCGACATTGTCGATGACAATTTGCAAGTCTTGCTGGCCCTTGCCGTCTTGCGTCGGGAGCTGCACCAGGAACGGCACCGGCCCT